CACACCAATATCGTCGGCGATAGATACCACCGAAACGTTGTACTTGATGCAAGCCCGTGCAAGCCGCGCTACTGGCTTGCTTAGTTCAGCGGAGCGCACCCTGCTAATAAACAGAGTAGAGTGCCCTCGTCCTTGCTTACTCATCGTCTGTAGCCCACTCGTCTAAGATAGCGTCCACAGCCTTAGGCGCTTCCACAGCTACCTTCGCTTTCGCGCGCTTGACAGGTTCTTCAGTAGCGACTTCGTCCGCGACCACGGGGGCCTCTTGGAAAGTCTGGGGCAGCGCAGGGGGATTGCTATCCTTAACAACCATCTTAAAGTCTGTGGCTTGCCGTGAATCCTCAGTGCCGCTCTGAACCTTAGCAGTTTCCCATTCTGTCTGTGACAGCGGGCGAACAGCGCGGAACTTCATGACGGGTACAGCTTCACCAGTATCGAAACGGGCTTCAGTCACGACGCCTGTAATTGGAATACCGTGACCGGACAAGAACTTACCGTAGGCTTGCAGGGGCATTTTTTCGCCATCCGCGCGACCAAAGTAAGACTTGGCGGGTACCGACAAGCGATACACGTTGCCACTGATGTCGTTCTCTAGCGTGACCGCCAAGCGCTTGCTATAGCGGCATGCACGTGACTTACCATCGCCCGACCCTTCGACGTTTTGCGGACACTGGTCGCACCGTTTAGCCTGTGGGCTCGGCACTTCTTCGTTGGGTACTAGACCTTCAGCAGACCAGCAAGATGGTTTGATGTCTTTGCCTTCTTGATACTGTTCAGCGTAGAACGTGCGGGTAACCCCCTTACCAGAAGCGACAACCACAAAGTTCATGGCCCGGTCTTCGTTCCTCGCAACTTCTTCGCCGCCTACAATCATGCGCCATACGCCGCCTTTGATCGAAATGCTTTTGCCGCCGGAGCTACCAGCAATTGCTTTAGTAGCTTCGTCGGAGCCGTCGCGAAGATAATCAGGGATTACAGAACCGGACTTAAACAATGAAATGTTACTCATGATGATTTCCTTTAATTAACGTTAACGTGGTCGATAGACCGTGACTGAGTACTTAGACTCGACATTTACACCCTCGGGCATAACATCCGGGTTCTCAGTGATGAACTGCACAAAGTTTTGTTGGTGCAATCGCTTCTCTAACAACTCGGGCATGCTGTGCTCGTTGATGAACTTGTACATACTGTCCCAATCGTTGGTCCAGTACCTACGCTTTACGGAACGGGTAAACGTCCCACTTGAAGTCTTACCGCCGTCTTGGCCGGTATCCTTGCAAATCTCTAACAGCTCTTGTTCGATCGTAGAGAGCTGAACATCTAGCTCCTTGATCTCATCCTTGAGCGCGCGCTCTTTCGCCTGCTTTGCGTCACGTATCTTAATGTACGTTTTAACAAGCGAATCAGCGTTTCTTGTTTCTGACATGTGTTCTCCTGAAATGACTAGAAGTATGAATTATACACTGTCAAATTTCAATGTCAAGCTCTTGGCGGTATAAATAAACTAATTCGTTGTGGAGGTCTATTTTATTTTGGAGCATGGTGTACACACGCCGCTCGACCGGACTGCCTTGTAGGTGTGTCACGGTTACGTTGTGCTTCTGTCCAGCGCGGTGCGCTCGAGCATTGGCTTGCAGGTAGATCTCAGTGGAGCTTACTGGGCCCCACCACACAACCTGATTCGCGCGAGTTAGGGTAATCCCGTGCGCAGTTGCTTGCGGCACCATGAGAAGAATTCGAACATCGTCCTCCGTCTGGAACTGTTTGATAATTTCCGCGCGTTGCGTTGCGCTGACTCCGCCGTGAATAACCCGAGCAACGTAGCCTGCCGCGGCAACTTTTTCAGTGAGCATCTGAAGCGTATGGCGATACGGCACAAACACAAGTACTTTCTGTTCGGTCTGATCAATGACGTCCATGAGCTCACGGAGCCTGTTAGAGCTATCAAACTCCACCACGTCTCTATCATCCGTGTACACCGCGCCTTGAGATATTTGCAGTAGCTTGTTAAGCATTGACGCCGCGTTAACTGCGGTGATCTCCTCGCCTGCCGCCATCGCTATCATCTGTTTTTTGATTGCATCATAGTACTTGGTCTGCTGAGCGGTCAGAGGTACTTCACGCGTTGAGTACAGCAAGTCGGGCAGGTCAAGGCACTCTGCTTTGGAGAACCGTATAGCGGGCTGCAGGACTTTGTGCACCATCTCCTGCGCGTCTTGTCGGGGTACCCACTTGTACTGATTAATCTTAATCATAACGGAGTCTCGGAACCTACCGAAGAAACGCGGCACTGCTTCTGGGTTCACTAACTTAGCTAGGCCGTAGGCATCAAGCGGTGATTGGGATGCGGGCGTACCCGTCATGAGCCACAGCCGTGTAGTCGGGGTGACTAGACTTGCAAGCGTCTTCCAACGATCAGTACTAACGCTCTTCACTGCGTTGGCTTCGTCCACAATAATTAGATCAAACCCGTAACCCGCTAGCTCTTCGCGCACCACCTTGACCCCGTCGAAATTGATGATTACAAACTCGTAGTCACCTTGCAGGACTTTGGTGCGTTGTGTGCGACTGCCTTGCGCAATGGCAACCTTGCGGTGCATGAGAGTGCGGAACAGATCAGCGCGCCACGCAGTGTCCATAATAGATACAGGGCAGACGATCAAGACTTTAGTCACTTGCCCCTTCTTCATCAGGTAGTCAGCCGCCCATGCCGCGGCAGCAGTTTTACCCGTACCCGCTTCATTAAATACAAAGCACCGCGGATGCGTTGCTAAGAACGCCGCGGTATCTCGCTGGTGATCAAACGGGGTGTACATACCGGGCCACTCATACCGACCAATGATCGGACTTGGTACGTTACGTACGCCCAGATTCCGTAACAGCCGAGACTCGTCGTAGTCCCAGTTAACTACGATCCGGTCAACACCGTCTTTGCTATCGACCACTTTGCTTTTAGGTATAAGGGCAGTGATCTGGGAACCCTTACGCGTGTTGAACATCAACGCGCGGTTGTCAATTATTTGCATCGAAAAAATTTAAAAAAACAAAAATAGCTAGGTAGCACTGCTACCTAGCAAAACACTCAAAGGAGAATCACAATGACAACTCGCGTCGTCAGGGGAATATTAACTTACTTTGCGCGCTCTCGTCTAGAGGTTTGCGACTTTAACTTACCAGTTTTTGTCCGTGCGAAGCTACGGTTCTCGCCCTTGGGTACGGCTCGGAGGTTAGACAGTTTTGTCTGGCCCCCTTTAGATCTCGGTTTCTTATGATCTACGTCTACGCTGTCAGGCAAGTCGCCGTTCTTCTTCTCGTACTCGCGGCGGCCTTTGTGTCGCTCCGCCTGAGCCTTCAATTGCTTGGGCGTACCTTGGTAACGCTCGTACTCTTCTTTATAGTTACGCTTGTAGTTTGGACTGCTAGGCATTGTTGTACTCACATGAATGTACAGGACAGAATCGGCACAGCGCCGAACTGCGTGGGTTCCACACCCCATGGTCAACGGCGGCTTCAATATCGTTTGCCCGCCCTGCCCACTTGGACATGATCTCGGGGAACTTATCGCGTCGGAACTCTGCCTTAATGACATCGCCCACAACGACGAACAGTAACACTCCCTTGACTACTTGCACCTCTGGGTAGTACGCCATAATCATCGCTGACAGGAGCTCAAGTTGCCCGGGGTCAGCATACCGACTTGACTTGCCCGTCTTGTAGTCGGCTACCCGTGCTACCGTCCCGGCTTTGTTTATGTGCAAATAGTCTGGGATACCCCTAAACCATACATCCTTATCGAAGAATCCGCAAGGGGAAAAATCAGCCCGGATAGCCATCTTTTCCTCGCACAGGATAGTGCCCTCCAGCTTTGCTAGGGGCTCAACAAACCGCTTGAACTGCGAGTACTTAGCGGGCAGCTCTTCCCCGTCCCGGACGTAGTCTTCAAACGCTTTGTGTACTGCCGTACCGTATAGCGTGGCGTCGGTATCCTTAGACTTAAACTTTTTAAGAATACGTACTTCGTGGTAACGGCGAGGGCAGCCTTCGAAGTCTTTGATAGATGAATAGGAGTGTGCTAGCGCCATATAAAACAACCTGTAGTTCTTTGAGTTTTATAGTATATCGCTATACCGGTACATGTTGCGGCTCGGGTGTTTAAGTTTACGTA